TTTGAGTTCTTAGATGTGGAAGAATCTGATCAAGTGCTAGAAGAAGCAATGAAGTGTAGCCAAGAGCAAGCCGATGAACTTGTTCGATTGCTACAACATGCATTGGATAATCGTATGAATGTGGTTGTCCATTGCTATGCAGGTATTTGCCGTAGTGGTGCAGTTTGCGAAGTTGGAGTCATGCTGGGCTTCCAAGATACTGGGCGTTTCCGTAGTCCAAATCTTTTGGTCAAACATCGTATGATGAAGGCTTTGGGCTGGACATATGACGCTGACGAAAAGCCCAATATTGATGATTGGCGCACTATGCGACCTATTGGGGACTGATTTTACCAATTTGGTTGACAAAGTACTATAAGGTAGTATAATTATACATGTGGCCGTGAGCAAATAGGAAAAGCTCCAAGCTCGCTGGGAAGCGATGCTATGGGTCGGGCAACGTCTTAGACAACGCCCTTGGAGGTTCAAACCCTCCCGGCCACACATTTTTAACTCACACACAGGTATTTAAAATGAAAATTTTAGCAGTTTTGATCACCATGGTTTTTGCATCTCAAGCAATGGCCCAAGTATCCCAAGATCCATCTAATATTCCTTCAGAACAACTGTTTGACTTTACCAAACGTCTTACTAATAGCACACAAGTTAGCATTGAAACAGCGAGCAATGTCAAAGAAGCATGTGATAGAAAGGCCATGTCTTACCAAATTAAGCCAGCTTATGTTAACCCTATGGCATGCAGTTTCTGGACTAAAACCTCTTGTGTAATTATTGTTGGTGAAAAAACAAGTTTGGACACTTTAGGGCATGAAATTAGGCATTGTTTTCAAGGCCACTGGCACAAATGGGTATCAAAATAAGCTAGAATTTGACTTAAATTTGGGTAAATATAGTCAAATGAACAGCGGAACCTATGAGCAAGCTACAAGCACAATCATCTAATCACGACAGCGAAACACTAATTGATTTATTCTTACAGGACAAAAGTATTCACTTTCTAAGTGGAGCAATTGATGAAGAAAATATCACCAAAGCCATAAAATGGATCATTTATGAAAATTTCAGTTCGCAAGATCAAAACAAACTTTTGACCCTATATATTAATAGCACTGGGGGCAGTCTTTATGATTCCCTTGCCTTAATTGATATTATGAAAGCCAGTGTTCGTCCAATTAGAACTATTGCTGTAGGCAGTATCATGAGTGCGGCATTTTTAATATTTGTATCTGGACATAAAGGACATAGAATTGTGTCTGAAAACTGTGGCATAATGTGCCACCAATTTAGCGACAGTACTGAGGATTCTAAGTATCATGACATAAGAGCAGGCCTCAAAGAAGCCGATCTTTGCAATGAAAGAATGCTATCAGTATTGCGTTCTGCAAGTGGTATGAATAATACCAACATCAAAAAGAAGTTGCTCAATTCAACTGATGTTTACCTAACTGCACAAGAGTTAGTGGACCTTGGTCTATCTGATAAGATATTAGAAAAAAGAGCTTGACTTTAACCAACCATTCAGTTATAATTAAATTTGACAGTAAGGGAAACTGCACTGTCCGGCAAGGTAAAAGGGAGATGAGGAATAGCATACAGTTAACGACTTAAAATCGTTTACTGAACTTAGGCTTGATAGCCGCTCGTAACTTAGTGATCTAGGATAATTTAAGCGAAAGCTCTGTTCATTGTTACCTAGAAATATTAAGTTCTCTGTTTGTTGTATGTTGTAAGCGAAAGTTAATCACTGGAGCATTTGTCATTTGCACATTGTCCAGCTATTTGCTTACCTTTTTACTGAACCGTCTTTAACATAACGATAGGTATATAAATGAAATCAAAATTTGAAAGTCGTGGCCCAACACTTGACATGGATACATGTGTAGAAAATTCAGGCGGAAATAGATTCAATATGGTTTTGATTGGCGCCATCAGGGCCAAAGAAATTAAGCGACAGAATTCACACAGTGATCGATTTGATCACACTCATCCTATAGTAACTGCTCTTTTGGAAATACAAGAAGGCAAAATTGGTATGGAACAACTTGACAAGATTCCTAAGAAAAAGTAAACTGTAGTCACAAAGGAAATAAAATGAACATCACACTTCGAAAAGCAAATACTCTGCAAAACGCCATTGCAGAAGCTATCAAACAAATTAAAATTCAAACTTCAGTTACCATCAACGAGTTTGAAGTTTTGGAAACAAAACTAAATGATGCAAACAAAGAGTTGTTTGCCAACGACAAACGCAGAAGTGATCTGCTGGTAGCGCAATTCAGTATTCGAGGACTTGTTGGATCTGCAAATGCAACTAGTGGTGTAGATTCCAAACTGACACAAGCCGCTTACATTGATAAAAGAATTTCACAGTTGACAGATATTGTTGGCAGTGACAAACAAATTTCTCTTGATGTTATCAAGGGCAAGTTGGACAAGATCCGTAACCGGAAGGAAGAAAGCCGTGCTAGTTTGTATGGGCGTGAAGACGATGTAACAACTCCAGTACAAACTGCTGATCAATTGGATGCAGTTAAGACACTGGTCCAAGATCTTAGAAAGCAAAAACAAAAACTCAACGATGAAATTCTTGAGTTGAACGTTAGGACTGAGATTTCATTGACTGGTGACATTGTTGAAATCCTTAAGAAGGAAAATCTTCTTTGATAAAAGAAAAGTTTTTGCAAGCCTATATGGACGTTGCTGAACGTTTTTCAAAACTCAGTCATGCACGTAGGCTTCATGTAGGTGCTATTGTGGTCAAGGATGATAGGATTATTTCTATTGGCTACAATGGCATGCCCGCAGGTTGGGACAATGATTGTGAAGACGAAGTTGTACTGGAGCAAGACGAAAAATTTGTCAAAGTTCTAAAAACTAAACCAGAGGTATTACATGCGGAAACTAACGCAATTGCCAAACTGGCTAAGTCTAACGAATCTGGTTTGGGTGCTAGCATGTTTATTACCCATGCTCCATGTTTGGACTGTGCCAAACTTATCTACCAAAGTGGTATTAGCAGTGTTCTATATCGGGACGCTTATAGGGATACTAATGGTATTACATTCCTTGAGAAGTCGGGAATAACTGTTATTCAAATTAAAAAGGAAGAAAAATGAAACCAACTTCAAGCTATCGTATGAGTGGGCTGACTAAAATAAGTCTAGCCACTGGCAAGTTCACAGATGCACATCAAAAGGGTGCATGGAAACGTGCTATGATTCAAGCAGAACTAGCCGCACAAGTAAAACCTACTCGTGAAAAAGGTAATAGAAAAAATAATGATTAAATAAGTTTATCCGCAAAGGTAAACTGATATAATCAGTTGCTAGGGTGAGAGGCCCTACAGGTCTAGACGCAGGACATTGTTGTGGGTGCGTCAAAAGAGTTGTTTATACAGAGTTTGTATAAATGATATTATGTTAATTTAAGGAAAGAACGTAAAATGGTAACAGGAAAAGTAAAATGGTTTAACGATGCCAAAGGTTTTGGATTCATTACACCGGACAATGGCGGAGCAGACCTTTTTGCTCATTTCTCTCAGATCAATTCAAGTGGTTTCAAAAGCCTACAAGAAGGTCAGAGTGTAAGATTTGAAATCACGATGGGTATGAAAGGTGAGCAGGCTAGTAACATTCAGCCAGCTTAAAGAATTGTTGTAATCCCTTCAAAGTGAAGGCATTCTGGACGCGGGTTCGACTCCCGCCAGGTCCACCATAAGGAGACTGGTATGAATGACAATCTAGGAGACCTAGCAATAGGTGTAATAGTTGTACTCGTAATATTTGCTCTAGTCCTTTTATGATGGGCCTGACATTGGTTTCGACAGGGTGAGATAATAGAGACGGCAACACAGTAGGCGATGACTGTAAATCAAGCAAAAATCGTAAATGCAAACGCAAATACAACCGAAGCAGAAGTAATGACTTTCGTCTGGGATCTTCCAGCTAACGAAAGCCGTTACGCTCTAGCAGCCTAAGAAACTGCACTTCCGGGGCATCTATGCCTTGTCAAATAAAATAGTGAAAGGACCTTCGGGTCCTTTCTTTTTGGTTGAATCCCTGTAAAAATCACTTGACTTCTAGGTAAAACCATGCTATAATATACACATGTTAAACACAAAAGGTAATAACATGGTTGAGCAGACGATTAATAATGAGCTTGCACATTTTGGGATTCAAGCAGAAATTATTACCAAACAATTTAAAACATACAAAAGTATTCCGTCTAAACACAACGGAGTATATGTTGTCTCTGAAGGAGACAATGTTGTATATGTGGGCAAAGGTTGGGTGCGAGCCCGCCAGAGCAAACATTGGGAGAAAGCACTAGCTGACTTCAAACATGGTACTAACGATACTAAGGGCTGGAAATGGTTGCGTGAAAATTATTCAACCTATAACTTGACTCCTGAAAATTGGACTGTACAATATATCATCCTGCATAAGGAAACTGAGTTGACTGCTATGGAAGGTGCGTTGATACACCGACTGCAACCACTAGCAAACGACGAAACTTTTAATGACAATGCTCGTACTTTGAAAGGTTAACATGAGTGTTCAAAATTCTCTTCCCGGTTCTATTGTTAAAAAGCTAACTCCAGCAGAAGTTTGGAACGCTCGCTACAATACTAATACTAGTGTGTTTGTAAATGCCAAAGCTCGCATTGATGAATACTGTAAAGCAGTTCCAGGCGCAATGACTGAATTGCTTAATGTTATTAAAGACTTTAAGAAAGCTAACCCTTCTCTTACTCGAAAAAATATGCGTCTTGCCAAAGCCGCTGATGCTAAATTGAGTAATGTTCGAATTGACGACACTATGAATCGTCCTTTGGACTGGGACCACGTTTTGACCATTTTGCGTAACTATAACGCAACTCGTGTACTGGCTATTAACGTATATCAAGATCCTGAACTTCCAGGTTGTTTGATTGCTTGGGACGGCCAACATACCACAATCGTACTGTATATTATCTATTGTATGATTTTTGAGGAATCTGCAAGTACTGTAGATATCCCAGTTGTTATTAGTCCTACAAATAATAAAGCAGAAATTCGTGAGAACTTTATTATTTTGAACACTGAAGAAAGTAAAGGTGGGGGCAAAAAGAATTTGGATCCGCTTGACTTGTACAGCCAAAAAGTGTTTGGTGTTCGAATGGACGGTTCCAATAATCTTGATTGGCGTAGTGCAGAATTAAAGCAACAACTGTTGGAAACAGCTGGGTTGTTTTTAACAAGTACTGCATATCAAAATACAGCTGATGATGGTGCTATTACACAAGTGGCTGCAATTATTGAAGAAGACTTTGAAATTGTAAACAAGTTTTGTAGCTATTGGATTGAACGTAAGAAGTTTGAAAATCGTTACGTTGAATCTAAAGAACTTATTATGCTCAACAATTTCTTCCGTGCTTGTAACGAAGATCCTAGTGTTGTAGTTGATGCTAAATTTATTGAAGACATGACCAATATCTTTTGGAACACATTTGAATGTGAGTTCACTGGACAAAAAGGTCTTAACAAGTTTTGGCGTAAACTAGATGTTGCTTACAACAACTGGTATGACAAAGTGTACAAGGAGCCAGAGGTTGGTGAGGAAGACTTGCGACCAAAGCGTTTGGACATGACCAAAAATGGTAAGCATCAAGACTCTTATGGTACTACATTTATGATTTATGTTTTGAAGAAACATGGATTTAAACAAACGTTGCCAAAGCCACTTAATGAGTTTAAGCCTGCTAAAAATGATCTTTGGTAATTAAGGGCCAGCTATTACATTAGCTTGACCACTAACGATTAGGTGACCACAGGCAGCTGTGTCACCTATTCTTGCGACTGGAATTCCACCAGCATAGACTGTAGCACTTCCACTTGCAATCAAACTACCACCATGTACACCTGTTCCATGTGGAGAAATAGCATCGCCAATTCTCGCCACAGGAGATCCACCTGCTAACACTGTGGCCATGCCTGATACTATAAGTCCGCCTGCGGCGTCGCCAATGCGTGATATAGGTTGAGCTGCCATAATTAAATAGTAGTTGGAGTTGGTGCAACTCGTCCTGCTATTCCAGCAGACTGTTGGTTTAAACTGACTTGGAATAATCCTAAGACAGCTCTAAGTGCAAGTGATCTACTTGGTACGTCAACTGATGCATTAACAAGAGTTGCCATGGTACTTAACGCTGTACCAATTACACTGAGACTAGCATTGATGGCAGCGATTGGTCCAGCATAGTCTGGAAATCCTGTACCAACAAATACCGCAGTGCCTGTTCCTATTGATCCAGATACGAAACTAGTAAGAGCAGATGTAGCTTGACTTGATGCAAGACCTGCGGCTGCGGCTAGACCAGTTAATGTTCCAGTTACAGCCATTGCACCTCCTAAAGGATTTGGTGTAACAGTGGCAGCTGGGGTGCCTGCTGGTGTAGGTAGTCCATTGGCTGTAAGAGCTTGAGTTACGATTTGGTAATTATATGGATCAAGTAAATCTTTAACTCTAACTCCGCCTGTTGGTTCTATGATAGTTTGCAAAGAGGTTGCTAAAGATACCATAGAGCTTGCAATGCCTGCAAGGGAGCCTGCGGTAATATATAAATCTAAACTACTATCTGGAATGCTAAGAACTACCCCTCCCATTGGTGCCAAAGGAAGTGCAGTAGCAGTTCCAGGACCGTTTTGAACTCCAGCAACAGAGTAATTTGGGAAAACTATCTCAAAGGTATTAATTCTTGGTATCGTTGGCATCTATTATATCCTCTTTTGGATATTTATCAGCCTACAACTTTAATACCTGTGGTGCCTTCAATGTATTGTTCAGCGGCCTTTTTCATAGTAGGAGTCATTACCATTATGCGCTTTTTGGATATCTGTATTCCGTTGTCATTTTCAGCGGTGATTAACCAAGGAGTCATTCCAACGCCTTGTGCTCCATAGCTCAATGTCATTGGTCTACTTACTGTAATGAATGCGTCATCTTCTGAATCTAAACGTGCTATTAGTTCTTCAGCAGTACTGAGCTTAATAGTTACTACATCACCTGATTTTGCTGGTTTCTTAATTAAAAAAGTCATTTTTTTCCCATATTTCGTAACAAATTTCTACATCATTGTCCACTATATTGTCCTGTACATAATCTAGTGTAAAATGTCTAGTTAAAACAGCTTCTGGGAATTTGGTGTCACAAGTGTAATCACCATAAATTCTTGTGATATAAACACTGTTGCAAAATGGCAAGAATTGACGATAAATCTCAGCTCCACCAATAATCCAAATATCTGATTCAGTTGCTTGCTTTAACTTATTAATTATCGTTTTTGGATCACCTTGAACCTTGATAGCGAAATCGTCATCCAACGTTCTAGTAACAATAATATTTTCTCTATTTGGTAGTGGGCGCTTGGGTAAACTTAACCAAGTATTTTTGCCCATAACAATCATGGATCCATCTGTTAGTTCTTTAAATCTTTTAAGATCCTGTGATAAGTGTGGCCATGGCATTGTACCATCTTTACCAATACCCCAGTGATCATCTACAGCCACAATTGCGTTAATTCGCCGTGTCATTTGACAGTGCCTTCCTTCCCCCATTTAAGTAAAAAATACGAATAGTCTTTTGCTTTTAGTTTTGCTGTAATGGCAAATGTATGTCCCCACGACATTGGATTATGATGCCTATGCCACATGGGTGTTTCTATTGCATGAGTCATTACCCACTTTCCTGGTTCGCTTTTTTGCCATGCAATCAAAGGCTCGGCAGCATACAGCACAGGATCTTCAACATCACCCATATCAAATGTGTGTACAACGACATCATGTACCTCATATACTCTATCTTCTATTTGCATATATTTGTATGTCACCTTTTTTGGTGCTTCTCCTAAATAACCATTCGTATTGTTAAAACTGCTAGCCACGCTGTCCCCATGTTATCAAAAACAATAAATGGTCTTTTTCATTTTCAAAATAGATAACTTTACTGCCCCAGTTACTTTTTATAAACCATTTACTAGTACCCACTCTATCATTTAGCCATTTGACTATATGTTCGGGTAATGAATCATTTTCTATTTCTATCCCGTGATATTCTTGATTGGATATTATCATGCTGAATAACTTAAAGCAAATAAAGTGGCATATTTGTCATCATAAAATTTAAACACAGTATGTTTTTCTTCAATAAGAGTCCAGTTATCATATTTGGTTTGATTAAAACTAAAATCAAAGTCTATCCCTTGTTTCAAACCTTGTTGCCTAAGTTCACGAACAATTTCCATAGCCTTGTTTGCATCAATTCCAAATAGTTTGATTTCTTTCATGAACCCCACTTTAGTAAAAACCATGATGCATCTTTTTCTAGTTCAAATAAGAATCTTTTTCCTCTAGACCTAAACAGCCCTTTACAATTGTCCTGCATCCAATTTTGAATCTCATATAATAGTATAGATTCTACATGTGGCTCAAACTCAATTTCAACCCAACCAATTTCTTTCAGTAAGTCAGCAAGGATGCCAAAGTCTATTTCCTCTGCCATCTGTTTGCCTGCACGATTGATAATTTCTTGTTCAATACTATCGTATTCGTATAACATGCCCATTATGAATACCTCAATACAAACAACAACTGGTCTTTGGCATTTCTAAACCAAAATTTAGCATTGTTGACATACCAACGCATACTAGGAGTCCATACTCCATCTTTGGCTGTTGGTCCAAGAGTTTTAACACACCATGCTACCATTTCATCCCAATCAGCATTATGTCCGTAGAATCCCCAACCCATAGGTTGTACGGTATAGTATCTAGCACCATACACACGCCCTTCGTCCAATACCAATTGATATTCTGGGCCGCCCATTCTATCGGTTAAAAGTCTTTTCTTTTTCATCTATAATTTCTGAATAACGAAGCAAAAACATCGTACGTTTAGGTTCACTGTAAAAATCTAAATGTATTTGATGAACCAGTTCCTTATAGCCGCCATCAGGTTTTTTATAGTGTACCCATTCTGAATGTTCTCTAATGGTGAACCCCAAACGCTGTTTCATTTTTTCTCGTATGAGCAATGTGCTTTTGGAAATGTTTTGATCTTTGACTAGCAGTGTCTTAATATTGCCCCACTGGGCTAATGATAGTTTAATGGCTTTAGACATCTGGATATCTCAAAAGAAACAGCATGTATCTTTTTTGATCGACTACTTCAAAGTCTTCAGATATGTTTCCTGATTGATCAAATTTAATTTTAACGCCAAATTTTTCTTGTAGATATTGATAGAATCCAGCATTACTAATTAGATGCCGTAATTCAGGATTTGATTCTAGATAATCATGACGGCATTCACGTATCCTTCGCCAATAGGTATTACGCTGCCTTTTCTGTTTTTTATCAAAAGATTTCATCATGTCAAAATAGTATTTGTAATAATATTATACATGATAGATGAGAGTTACGTCAAATGTTTTTGACTTTGCTTGGCTTCTTTTTGTAGTAACGTTTTGGTTTGTCCACTGCGGGAGAAGTGTACATCATTTTCTTTGCCTGTTCAGCTCGCTCAATTGCCGCATTAACTTGTTCTGGGGTGGGATCCAAAACATCAAACTCTTCTTGTTGAACGCCTAAGGTATTAACTTCTTGACTATATGGAAGTTCAATCCCAATTTTACCTAGATATTTCTTAGTGCTAAAAGTATGCTCTTTTAGAGTACGATACATACCAATTGGGCCAGTAGCATCCTGACTCATGTTTTCCCAAGTTCTAACTTCAAGCAAAGGATCTATTTCAGTTGGAATTTCAACAATATAGAATTCAAACTCTTTACTATATCCCGCATGTTCCAAATCAAAAATATCAATTACTTTACCTTTGGTTAACTTTCCATTTCCCAAATGAATCCAAGTTGGATCATTCATTTCATACTGTTTTTTAATTTTCATATTCTATCACGTGATGATTAAAAATACCCACGCTGTAATTCCTATATAAGTTAAACAATGTAACAATTGGTCTAGTCCAAGCCAGAACCAAAAAGATCTGTCTAAAGGAGTATATTTGTACCTGTTACCAATTTTCATCTTAGCCCAATCAATATGATAGTGCAAAAATGCATCAACAAATGCTAATTGTAATATAACAATAATTTGTGGTATAATTGGTAATAGCACAAATGCAGTCAACATGCCATGTACAAATGCATGATGTAATCCACCAGAGGCACCATAGATGCCTTTGGTTTCTATCATGTACTGTGATTGGAATACAAAGTCTGCAAGAAAATGTTTAACTAAAAAAAGTGCTAGTAGAACTAGCAAAGTCAATTCCATGTTAGTCCTTACGACCACCAAACAATTGTAGCAAACTTAGGAACAAGTTGATAAAGTCCAAGTAAAGGCTAAGTGCTCCTGCTACTTCAGCTCTACCATCGTTTTCTATACTAACCATTTCACGAATCTTTTGTGTGTCATAGGCAGTAAGCCCAAGGAACACAATAACAGCAATGGCACTGATTACCATTTGCATCACAGTACTACCAATAAAAATATTGATAATGCTAGCAATGATGATAGCAATTAACCCAATAAACATAAACTGACCAATGCTATCTAAATTCTTTTTGGTAAAATATCCATAACCACTCATAACACCAAATAGTACTGCGGCGCTCATAAACGCTGATACAATACTGCCCATGTTATAAACTACAAAGATTGTAGCAAAGCTCAATCCCATAAGGGCCGCAAAGCCATGTAAGAACAACTGCAACGCACTCTTACTCATACGTTCCATTGCAACGCTAACACCAAGAATGGCAACTAGCGGAGCAAAAATTACAAGCCACTTCATTGCACCTGTAAAAAAGAATTCCATCAAAGTTGCATTGCTACCCACAAGGTAGCTTACAATCATAGATGTAATTACTGCCAAACCCATGTGTCCGTAAACACGAGCCATAGCACTGTTGATTTGTGCCGCTGAGCGGAAAGTTGACAGACCGCCAGTATAACTTGATCCAAACATAATTAACTCCTTACTTGATAAATTGTATATCTATATAGATATTTTAGATATTATACAACATAAATTGATAAAAGTCAATACTAAATGTCGCCAGACTTTGCCATTTTGAGCAACAAGCTATAGTGCTCGTAGGCTTTCTTAACTGCTGGGTAAGTATTCTTCAAGTGCTGTTCTTCTTCTTTTTGTTCCATCAATGTCTCAAACATATTGTAATGTCCTTTACTAGACATGTGATTGAACACTTGTTCTTCAAATCCAGCAAGTCGTTCAAGTTCACTTTCGGTAATTTCTACAGTGTATAACGTTTCAGTTTCAAAAACAAAATGATTGTTATTAAATTTGTTATAGTCATCCTCATAGGCAAACAGTTGGGTATTTGTTTTAGTATGTCTATATGCACGTTTGTTAGTATCTAGTACTCTCACTCCGTGTCTTCTTAAAAATTCGTTTGTTTTATTCTGTTGGGTCATCTTGGATATCACACAAAGCTTCTAACATTTTATAGTGATTGTATGCTTTTTGTAAAGCCTCAAATTTTTCTAATTTTTTTGGATCAGGAACTAGAATAGCCAAACGCTTTTCCATTGTTTCCATCCAAGTGGTTAGACTTTTACCTTTGAGTTTTACATCGCCATCAAAGTCGGCGTCACCCTTAACTTGTATACTTGGCGTGCCTATGCCAGTGACTATGCCAGTGCCTGCAATGCCTGCACCAGTTGTCCAAGTGTTGTTACTAGTCAAATAAGAACCACTAGTTCCATTAGTAGTAAATGTATATGGACTACTATAAGTTGTTATTGGTGACGTAATTGACGTTGTACCACTACCAGTTAATGTGATAGTGTCTATGCCACTAGTTGACATAGTTGTGTCGTACGTACTATTATAACCGCCCAAATCGATAATATTTGTATCTAAAGTATTAGCCATTTTCCTGTCCAGACTCTTCTAAATGTTTACGCAATTCTTGGAACCCTCCAATCAGTTGCTCACCTAAGAAGATCTGTGGAACAGTTCGAGCTGTAGGAACAGATTCTAATAAATCTTCTCGGGTATACCCTTCACCAATTTTTCGCTCCTCAAACTCAATACCTTTTTGTTTCAACAATGCCTTAGCCTGATCACAGTAGGGGCATTGATTTTTACTCCAAACAATCGCTTTCATTTTTCTTTACTCTATGTTAATTTAATTTCTCTAGGTGTTCCTACAACTGACCCTTTACCATATTGAGCTTCACCTAACCGTTTGGCCATTGCGCTTGAGCTAGCCTGTGTGGTTGTTTTGATCAACATGGTATTACCAGAACTCTGTTTCACTCTAACGGTGAATTCGTATACCTTTAAAAAGTCAGTTGCCTTAACCATAGTTATTAATCTTTATATGTTAAATTGTAGGAAGTGATTCGTAATCGACATTATCACTCATTACACCAATTACATAATTAGTGCTTTCACTTTCCTGTAATGCTGTTTGTTTCTTACTGGTATCACTGTGCTTGTTGAACCAAGGGATTGGAGTGGTCTTTGATGCAGGGTTCCAATACTTTATACCAATATCTTTTAGTGCTCCTACTGCTGTGTAGTCTACAAAGTCTTTAAGAATGTTTGCATTCAATCCAATAACTGGACCTTTCTTAAACAAGTACTCAGCCCATGCTTTTTCTTCAGCAATCACATCCTTGTAAATTTGAATAACTTCATGCTCGCAATCTTTTGCGGCTTGTGCAAAACGTGGATCTTCTTTGATCACTTGATTAATCAAGAAGGCTGTCCAACCTTTGTGTAATAGTTCATCTTGTAGAATTAAACTGATGATGTTACCATTGCCGATAAAGATCTTGTTCTCAACCATGGCCAAACTTGTAGCAAAGCTAACCATAAAGCGGAACGCTTCAAGTCCATAGCTGGCATGTAATGCCAAGTAAATTGCCTTGATATGTTCGTGCTCATCAATTTGTTCGCCTGCTTCTTTACGGCAATTAATCAAATGCAACTTGTCATAGTACAAGCCAATACTTGATGCCATGCTGACAATTTCTTGTGTGTCGTGGATAGTATTGAATACATCTTTTGGCACGTTGTAGATGTTGCGGATGATGTGGCTGTAACTGCGGCTGTGAATGTTGGTTTCGAAGAATGTCCAGTTGTATACTAGTGCTTCCAGTTCAGGAAGGCTTACGACCGGAGTAAAGATTTGACTTGGGCCGCGGCCTTGCAAACTGTCAAGAGCAGTTTGCCTAAGCAAGTTACTAGTGAAGATATGTTTAACTGCATCGCTTGCTTCCTTAAAATCATTTGCATCTTTACTTAGACTGATTTCTTCTGGAACCCAAAAGAAACCTCTAGCTGTTTTTTCAAAGTCTGAAATCTTGTTATACTTGACTTCTTCAAAGCGTTGGATAGTAACTGGCCCAGCTGGGTCTAAGAACATCTTACGGCTGAGATAGTCTGTTTTTTGTAATAGGTTGTATTGTTGTTTACTCATTTATAATTTCCTGACGCAAGTACAATCTTGCAAATATGTTCTAATCTTTCTATGTGCTCATATGCACGCCACGGGCTTGTATCAATAGCAACTACTCCATGACCTTTAATGCCTACTATGTCATAGGCAATATTACCATCACGATCTAATTGCAAATTTTTATGACATTGATCAGCAAGTTCTTGACTGATAGGAGGTACATCTCCTACATTAGGTGCTACTTTGGTATAACGATTAAGTTCTGGAAAGGCATTGCTAATGGTGCTGAGATCAATACCGGCATGCATTGCGGCAATACAGTATGTAGGATGCACATGAACTACCACACGTACTTCATCTTTGTGCTGGCCCATTTCTCGTTGTAGTCCAAAGTGTAAAGGTAATTCACCACTTGGTCTTAGGTTAGCACTGATATCAGTATAAGGCAAGTCTCTCCAATTGTAGTTAAAACTAGCACTACCACTACCACTTTGAATAGTTCTATCAATACTGATCTTTTTAAATTGATCAGGCTGTAGAGTTTGTTTACGCACACCACTAGGAGTGATATAAAAGTGATCACGGTCGTGGTGACGTATTGACACATTACCATCACGACTGGTAATCCAGTTGCGCTTGTAAGCATCTACCATTATGTCACAAATCGTTTCTAACATTTATATGATCCCAGTTAATAATTTTCCATTGATTCTCTAAGTATTTCTTTTTGTCTGCTTGATAGTCTAATGCCCAGGCATGCTCCCACCAATCAATCAACAATACAATATCTTTTTTAATTTCGTGATTCTTAATAGTTTTAATTTTGCCATCTCGAGCTAGATAAACCCATCCACTGCCTTGTATGCCCATTGCTACTTTGGCAAACTCTTCTTTAAACTTATCAAAAGATTTATAATGTTCTTCAATGAAATTTAATATGCCATCTTTTGGTTTGTTGTTGCTAGGCTTTTGATATTGCTGAAACAAGATATTGTGTAGAAACACTCCTGCTTCATTAAACCTATCATCACCTTCGCCCTTGTTGTAACGTTCAGCGTATGTCTTGGCTAATTTACCATAGTGATAGTTAATTGTATCTTCTGATATTGAAGGTACTAATGCGTTAGCATCATAAGGTAAACTTTTAATTTCTAACTTATCAGGCTTACCTTCTAGTAAGACATTTCTAATAAAACTATAGGTCATAACTTACAACTCTCACAATCACCTTCTTCGTCAAAGTCAATTGGATCTAGCATAGTGGGAGCATCTTCAGCTTTCATTTTACTTCCAGCTTTGTTAATCAAACTGTAGTAGAATGTCTTCAATCCCCACATGTGTGCTTGCATCAAATTCTTAGCAATCAATGTAGTTGGAACTTTACGATCTGCCCAGTGTGCTGGATTGTAGAATGTGTTTGTACTAATTGATTGATCAACATAAGCGGCTAGGACTGCGGCAGTTTTTAAGTAACCATCACAGTCTTTCTGTTCCCACATAAGTTGATACTTGTTTTTAAGTTTATGGTATTCAGGTACAACTTGTGTAAAGCTACCTGCTTTACTTTCCTTAGTACTGATCAAGCTCATTGGCATTTCAATACCGTTAGTGCTGTTGATCACAACGCTAGAACTTTCAACAGGAGCAATAGCCATAAGTGTAGCATTACGCACACCATACTGTTTCATATTGGTACGCAAAATTTCCCAATCAAGTTCAGGAGCAAAGTTTGCTAATTCATTTACGCCTTTGGCACGTAGTTCCCAAGGGAATGTTCCTTGACCATAACGTGTCTTGTGACTGTCCAAACATGGACCACGTTCCTTAGCCAGTTCAACAGTAGCTTCAGTTAAGTAGTAGGCTTGATGTTCCATCCAACTCTTAACGTCTTGTAGTGCATCCTTTTCGCCATACTTCAAACCACGCTTGGCATGCCAGTAGGCCAAGTTAGTAACACCAATGCCTAATGGTTGAATTTCGTCATTAGATAATTTACTTTGAATACTTAAAAAGTCTTGGTAGTCTAGGATGTTGCATAGACTACGTTGTAATATGCGACAGGCTCTACGCATGTCTTCTGGGTTACGGAACGCACCCCAATTAATACTGCCCAACGTACATAACGCTATGCGCCCGGCCGGGTCATCCAACCTCTTAAATGGACGTGTGGGCAATAAAATTTCACAGCAAAGATTACTTTGATAGATAGTATGATACTCAGGATCAAATGGACCTTGATTCATAACATTGTCTACAAACACTAGATAGATGCGACCAGTGTCAGTGCGTTCTTTTAGTATGCCTGACTTGAATACTTCTTCAGCAGCCATTGTTTTCTTACGCAGACCTTTTTGTCCTTCGTATTTTACATACAGCTCTTCAAACTTTTCTGTGTTTGAATAGAATGCTTCGTATAGATCAGGTACTTCATTAGGATCAAAGAAAGTAATATTTTCTTTATTTTTAAACCTACGCCAAAAGAAAGCTGATAGTACAACTCCGTAGTCCATGTGTCTAACGCGAGTTTCTTCAGTTCCTTGATTGTTTTTAAGAACAATAAGATCATCAAACTGCAAATGCCAGATAGGATAAAAAACTGTAGCACTTGCATTGCGAATGCCACCTTGGGAGCAAGAACGTAAGTCACCAAACCATTTCTTTAAAAAAGGAATCATGCCTGTGTGCATGATCTCACCGCCTCTAATAGGCGAACCTAATGGACGTAAGCGTCCAATTTCTAAGCCAATGCCAGCACGTTTACTGGCATACTTGGCCATCATCTCACCAGAAGCAAATATGCTATCCAAATCGTCGTCACTGCGGATAAGCACACAACTAGAAAACTGTTTAGTTGGAGTGCCAAGCCCTGCCAACACAGGTGTAGCAAGAGTAAACAAACCATCGGATGCCGCTTGATAGTATTCTTTAATGTAACGCATTCTTGCGCTATTCGGCTCTTCCTTATGGAACACAGTTGCTGCCGCAACCATGTATCTAACTTGTGGAGTTTCATAAATTTCCTTTGTCGCACGATTGCGTACCAAATACTTCTCTATTAACTGCTCAATACTTGCATAACCATACTCTTCATCTTTGGCATGGTCAATCATGTCATTCATCTTGTTCCAGTCTTCTTCAGTGTACCACTCAAGAAGCTCTGCTGTATATAAACCTGTTGCAACATTCTTCTTAACAATGTCATAAAGGTGAGGGGGCTCGTAGTCGCCATATACATCCTTGCGCAACATACTCAAGCGTTGCTTGCCTGCCACATATTGATAGTTAACATGACCAACGTCTGGATTGTGTTCTACGTCAATTAAATCCACAATGGCACGTAGGGTAATTTCATCAATCTCTTCAGTGGTGATACCATTATAAAAGTGTGGTTGTGCTTTAATTTCTATCATTGACTGGCTAACGTCTGCTATACCTTTGCAAACTTTTGCCACTTGCGCTTGCCATTTTTCTATCAGTAACGGTTCTTTCGCCCCGCTTCTTTTAGTTACTGTAATTGTCATTCTTATCCCTACATCTATTGTTAGATTATTATTTATGGTATAGATTTCTCCAATACCTGTCATTCTTTACTTGTAGTCCTGTAATGGTACAACCATTTGTAAAACTAATTCTTTGGGTAATTCTGTTTCTTCTACTATCTCACCGTATGGGTAGTTAAGTATTTTATTATCAATTGAACATATATTATAAACTACTTTTTTGTCAATGTCTAGATACTGTTTAATCACTATCTCAGAGTCTTTAAAACGTTCAGTCAATTTGAGCGTGTGCCCAATCATAACAGCAATGGTTAAATCATTATACTTGCCGTCTTTAATTACTTGCCAAGGATCAGGCCATGTTTCAGGTCTATATGGATCAAGATGTCTGTTTACCAGTGGAGCTTTAGTCCAAAACTTAATAGTTTCTTCCAGCGGCTTTTCTAATTTCTCAATTTGATTTCGAAATTTTTTCCAGGAAACGAATTGTGTTTCGTAGTCGTCAAAAAACACTTATGAACCTATTTTGTCTTTCTATTTAAAAGTCTTGATAACCAGAATCAATGGTTACTGTATAATTTATCGTTGCATTACCACCTGGACCGGCTGGATTGATATAACGTACTACTAGCGTAGGCTTAGTAGTCAATACTGGAGTTTTCACTCCACCATTGTCAACAATCTGAATAGCAGTCATGTTTAACACAGTGGCAATGAATCTAATGTTGCCACCAATAGTTTGACCGTAAGTATCTGTTGGTCCAGTGTATGTAAAATTATCTGTAATAGAAGGGGTAATAGGACCAGATGTCATATCTGGATGTGCATTAACAACTATTTGTCCTACTCTATATAAAGTGCTTGAACCTTTTCTAATAGAATAATTAATTGTTAATTTAGTTGAGCCCCAGCATGGTGCTTTAACTAATATTTTTGGTGTAAGTTCTTGTGTGTTAAAAAATAGTGTAGTTGACTTTGAACTGTACTGTACACTGTCAACTCCTAGTACGTCTGGTAGATATGCTACCATAGAACTATTCAATCCAGTTTTGTTTTGATCTAGATTGTTTACGTCAATGCTACGTTGGAAGTAATCACCAACAGTGTCACACTCAGGAACTCTAAAATCAATAACAGGAGTTACTGGTTGACTTTGTTCTAAACTATTGTTACCTACGTCTAAGTATGTGTTAGCAATACTTCTGTGTCCTTTACTAGATGCAGTAGCAAATACTTTAATTGCTTCTCCATCAATTTTGTCAAAAGTACAATGCTCAACAGTATAGTATTGAGGGCCAGCACTTCTGCCTGTAATGTTTGTGCTATTCTTTGCTAAGGTGAATGCTCTATAAAGATTTTTAAAATAGCAATCTTTAAATTGAATGTTGTTGGTATCATAGTCACTGTACACAGCATGTGATACATTGCTAAACTCGCACTCTATAACTGTTACGTACTCACTTGTAACTGCACCAATGCCTCTAAATTGAATAGCACTGCTAGCACCAAGTGTGTCTTCACCATCGTTGTTTTGCCACACTCCTTGGAATTTGCAACGTCTAATACTTGATTGAGTCAAGCAATCAAGTAGTGCAATAGGAGTATCTGTTTGACTACCGTCTTTTCTTTTAAAACTAAATCCAGATATAAAGACATTAGTTGGAGCAGTGTTGTCGTTGAAATCAATTGGACTACTATCCATTAATTTGTATACGCCTGGAGTACTATTGTTGGCTACTGTTCTTAACGTATTCTTAGTGTCAACGTCTTGCAGAATAATTGCTTTGTCAATGCCTTCTCCAATAAGAGTAGCATTAGATGGAATGTAAAGTTCACTGGTGATTTTATATGTGCCAGCTGGAAAGTACAAAGTACGTCTGCTTCTTACGGCAGTTTTGTTACTACTGTTTAAAAAGATTTGATCAATGGCTCGTTGTATCGCAGCCGTGTCATCTGTACCAACACCGTTTTCATAATCACCTAATGCACCAAAGTCACGAACATTGACTATGTCGTCTAACTTTTGTTGCAGGCTACGTCCGTATGGAGTATTTGGGTTACTGCCAGTTTGTACAATGCTATTACCATTGTTATCTAATTGATAACCTTGATAAGAGTACGCACCCAACAGATTAAAAATGTTGCTACGTTCTGTAAGTATTTCTGTATTGCCAACGAAAGGAGCACCTTCGCCCACACTACCATTACCAACGTATAATTGTTGTGTGTCTACTGCCCAGCCAAATTCTCCACCACTTAACTGTGGTAAATTGGTTTGACTCTTCTTGCCCCTACGAACTTGGATCTTCGATATCTGTACAACGGCCATTTTAATATCCTCTAACTATCAGATATTTATCAGGCTATTCATGATAATTCTTGTAGTAGTCCTCAACTTTATCAAACCACATGTCTTGATACTTGTTAAATTCGTGCGGTAATAGGTCAAACTGCTGATATACTTCGCCACCTATTTTAACAGAATCGTCACCGCGACTGCACATAAACACAACACCCCTGCGAATGTCAGTTTTGTAAACTTCATTGTGTGCTAAAATATACGCAGTTAATTGAAGTTTGTAATCCTCGACCCATTCTGCTTTTTTAGGCTTGTTAGTTTGTTTGTGATCCATTACTGCTGGCTCACCGTCATACACACCCACTAAGTCAGTTGTACCTGAATACAAGCCTGGAAAGTAAAGACTTTGTTCCATAGCCCATACTTCATTAACTTTGCTCAGTCCATGATGAATAATAGTGTCTGCCATGGCATTGGCTTTGACATGCACGGGATTGCTACCAGGCATACGTTCTATACCTGCTAAGAATCTTTCTAAGTTGGCATGCATAGCTGTACCAACTCCTGCGGCTTCTGTAGTAATTTGTCTAGCTTTGTCTTCGCCTACACGCTTGCGCCATTCATTGAGCGCAGTCATGTCTTTTGTTTTTCCTAGTATAGTTGTAACGCTAGGAACTTCATCACCGTCTGGGGTGACATAAACACGTTTGCCTGCTAGATTGATTTGTTTACAATTCTTATACTGGAATCGTTCTACAAATGGGGGAGGTTTAATTATAGTTGTTGTAATATCCATATAACAGAATTATACGTTATTACTTGTTAGTTGTCAAGACTTTTTTCTGCGGCGCGGCTGGCGGCTTGTTGAGTAGTTTTGGAAATACCTTGATCAGTTTTTTCTAAGTCTGGCTGTGCTTGTGCAGTGTCATCTGGTGCGGCAGAATCTGTACTTAGAGTAATACCTTGACCATCATAATTTGAAATTATTTTAGACAGTGTATCACTTTTTTCTAAAACTTTATCAATGATTAATCTGTTGACGCTACCATAAGATCCGTTCTTCTGTAGCCAGTTGTTCAATGCTTCATAAGGTATCTTTGCGGGACTACCTTGTTTATTGTAGTCGCGCAAAAATAAATTTAGAATGTTTTCTAAATCAGATATGAAGTCGTTACTTTGATCAAACTCACGTAATAGCATTACTTGGCCAATTTAAACATCAAATTGTTAGCTTCCATAATAGAAGGGCGACGGAATTGAACGCTTTCACGTTTCTCACGTCCTGCAACTTCTGGACCACCTGCGGCTGCGTCAGCGGCTGCAAAGTCATCTGTTGGTTCAGCTTCGATGTCATTGTCAAATTCTGCTTCTGGCTCCATTGGCATTTCTGCTTCTGGCTCAGCACCAATAGTTGTTGCTGGAGCTTGTCCAGTTAAAATTCCTACACCGCCTTCAACTGCGGCACGTGTACCTTGTAAGTGTTGCATGGCAGCTTCTAGTGCTGGAGTTACTAGAGCACCAAATTGTTCTGCGGCATCAGCACCAATGTTATCTTTGATATCATCAGCTAGGGCAACCATTGTCTTAGTCATCATTGCGCCAACATCTTCAAGCATGTTCTTAATTTTGTTCTGCATGTCAATTGCGGCTTGAACAACCCCAGCTTGTTTTGGATCAACGTTTTCGTTCAATCCTGAAGCTTCGTGTCTTTCAATGATATGTTGATTGATAACATCAAGAATTAAACGATCTCTTTGAAAAGTTTCGTTTTGTAGTGTTTCATTGAAACGACTGTTACTTTCCACTTGACTTAGCTTTGTGCGGATCTTATTGCGGAAGTCCTCAAGCTGTTCCATAGTGTACTTTTCTAGGTTAACTTTTGCGCCATAACTTTTGGCCAAGTTTTCATTTAGCAATTTGCTAGTAACTTTGTTGTCGAAATCTGTGGTTTTCATTCTATTGTCCTAAGTGTAAGTTATCATTATTTAGCAGTTTTCTCAAGGCTCTTAACTGTGTTCAGTAAGCGCAAGTATGTTGAGTTAACGTTATCTATATGATTTTTATGTTTAAGTTTAGATTCTGATAATCTAATACTGTAGTGACTCATACCAAATACATCCTGCTGTTTAGATGATTTCGTATATCGCTTATCAAAAAGTTTTATATCAAATTCAGTATAGCCAGCAATTTTATCGTCCTGTAACCACTCTGGTTTGACTGCTCGTTTTAGAGCTATTGCATTGGCCACTATCACGGCTGTTTTCATATAGGAAATATTTTTATGAATTGGCTCTTTCCATTTGTCTAATATGGCGTAACCATCTTCTAATAAAACTATTTCGTAATCGTCAAGCTGTAGTCCACGCTTGGTCTTGATTGGCACTACAACTCCCTTTTGACGTAGGGATAGTTTGACTGCTTGTTTTAGTGATTGTAACTTATTGAGTAATGCGTCTTGTTCCATCTTATTGTCCTGAAAGTTGTCGCATTCTTTGAATTTCTTCTTCAGTGTCAGCACCAATAGGTTCTTGTTGTGCTGCCGCTAGTTGTTGCATGGCTTGTTGTTCTTGTGCATCGTCTGCTTGTACTGCCTGCATACTAGCTCCACCAACTACTTGTGCTATTTGTGGCAGAGCATTTTGAATAGCGGTTCCTGGATCAACTGGTACGGGCACAGGAGGAATCAAAGACTGTGCTTTTTTAGGATCAGGCATCCCAGTCATTGGATTAATCCGTGCGCTCAGAGGCATGGCATGTTGTAACTTTTCACTAACTATTTCATTCCAACGCATATTAAGTCTTCATTAAAATTACAACTATGACACTTATGATACCTGCAACAACTGTGCCTGCGGTACCAATTAGAACTTTAGTCATACTGGATTGACTGTCTTGAATAGCGGTAGCTAGTTTGTTTACCTTTTCTTCGATGGAAGTCAAGCGTGTTTCTAACTGTTGATATCTTATGGCACAAAGTTCAACGTGTGCTTCTAAGTTTTCTTTTTCAATTTCCGTACTAGCCATTTGGCATGATCTCCTTTGTTAACGGATTCGTTACTTGATGCCTAATCAATGCCTGTTATATGCCTATACATTATTTATTGTAAAAGGCTAACAAAAGTGTTGGGCTGTCTGCCAATAGTTTTAATTATTGGCTGTTTTATTGCTTTAATTTCGTCTAAACCTGTGATTATTGGCACAGTATCTAAATCATTCTTTAATAAACCTACAGGATCAGTACCATCATGATAAACATCATCTCTATCAGTGTCAATGATCATGGTCCATTCCCCGTCTTTTTGTACGGGAGGCTGTACTATAGAAAAAATTGATCTAATGCCAAAAACCTGCATGAATGTAGTAAAGTTTCTATATTGATTGAGAGGCTTTTCAGATCCCATGTCAATTCTCTTTACTCCGGTGTTTGTTATATCTATTACTGTGCGTATTTGAATTCTTGCCATGCTTATATTTAACAGGCAAAAAGAAAGGGCCCTTATAAAAAGAGCCCTTAACTGTTTAACAGTTAGTTACTGATTAACGATCTTTAAATTCAGCTACAACAGCTAAAGTGATGTCAGCAACGTAGTCACCAGAACTTGTACCAACTGTACCAGTACCTTGTAGTGCTAGGTATACTGGGTCTGTACCAATTGTTCCTGCTACGCCTGCTACTGTGAAAGCGTCTGGACCGTTTTGGTCTGTACCAGTACCGCTACCACCTGCATTGCCTAGAGCCTTGATAAGTGCGTCTAGTTCTGCTTGTGTGTGGCTACCAGTGCCTTTGTTTACGCTAACGATTAGGGTACGACCACCTAGTGCGTTACCATTCTTTGTAATATAGTTTGTGCTTGAAAATCCAATACCAGCCATTTTAATTCTCCTTATGATCTATGGCATCACTACGCTCAGTAGTGTGTTACTTTTATTTATACAGCTAAGGAAAAATCAGTGGAAATGCCGGTTAATCTGGGTCTTTTGCATCGCCCTCAATGATTTTGAGCGATCGAGCAGTTTCTTTGCTGTCCCTAATCTTGCGTATACCACGTGTAAACTTAGCAGGATCAGCACTTCGAATACTGTTGATAAAACGTTTTTCTAATTCAAATGCAGTTTCAGGGTCAAACTGCTCTTTAATGAGGGCAATTAAGTTAACTGCACTATCAATAATATGATTAGCCCGACTTTCTATGACGCTCTCCGAATGCTTTTTTGCGGCAAATTCGTTGAGTTCTTCCAGCAGACTTCTCGTTGTACGCTTCATCTAAGTTCCTTTGAAATATTTAACCGTTTTGTAATATTAACACAAATTTTAAATAAAAGCTAGCTCTTGACTTTTTGTGCATTGCCATACTAACTAGTATAAATACTATTAGTAGAAACACTGAGTTCTACATACACATAGAGGATAACACAGTGAAAGTAATATCAAAACGTATGCTAGGCATGTTAGAGCGACTAGCAGAAATGTTCCCATCTTGCTCTTATCAATCACGCTTGGATCAATATCTAAGCTCAAAAGGCATTACCGATGCCGCACAGTTGGAAGGCTATATTCAGCAATTCAACTACAATTCTCACAAGGAAAACTTAGTATGAAAAACTTTTTAAATTCAGTTGGCAATTTTTTATTAGCAGTAGGCGAAGCAAGATATGCTTCTTGGCTAGCACGTCAAGGA